ACACCCCGGTTCACCTGAATGACCTATTCCGTTACTACCGGAAACTGCCACATCAGAGTGCTGCGCTAGTAGAGCTTGAAGCCGCAATTTTAAAAGTACAGCCAGACATTCTTAACCGTGACCAGCCCTGGTACGGAACATGGATTTCGGCTGTAAACGACAAAAGTTACGGCGCGGCGGTGGAGCTTATCAAAGAATTTGAAGGTTGTCATTTAACTTCATATTTGTGTCCTGCTGGCGTACCAACGATTGGCTACGGAAACACCCGGTATCCTGAAGGACGAAGCGTAAAGCTCGGCGAAAAAATCAGCCAGCAAAGGGCGGAAGAAATGCTGAACTTAGAGATACAACGCACCGCAGACATTCTTGAAGTTGACATACCGTTTTGGAAAAGCATGAGTTCCAACCAAAAATCAGCTTTGATCAGCTTTGCCTTCAACCTTGGGGCGTATTTTTACGGTTTACCAGGATTTAGCACAATCAGCCGCGTATTAAAGAACCACGAATGGGACCAAGTCCCTGATGCTTTATTACTTTATAGAAACCCTGGATCGCATTTTGAGGAAGGACTACGCCGTCGTCGAATAGAAGAAGGCCGAATCTGGTCAACACCGTAATTTTCACGGCGTTACCATGTAGACAGCTGCAAGTCAAATAGGTTGTTGCAGTTTATGGCGCGGTGGTAGTGGACCACCAGATCGACGGGACCGAGCTGGTTTCCCGTAAAAAAGCCAAGGTGCGCTTTCGCGATCAAATTTTGCAGCAATGGAACTACTGCTGTGCTTACTGCGCTGAACCGTTGGGCAAGAACGCAACGCTAGACCATGTAGTCCCAAAGTGGAAAGGAGGCATAACAGAACAACGCAATTTAGTAGGCTGCTGTTTCTCCTGCAATAGCCATAAGTCAGGCCATGACTGGCAGAAATGGTACAAAGAACGGGATTACTGGAACGAAGCCCGCGAAGCCCGCATTTCCGAATGGATGGAACAGTGAAGCACGTCTGCAATGGTACGTGCTTTTTGTTCGTTAGTAGTCTCTACGCACAAGCCGCCGCCAGGCGTGCATATTACGAACCACTGTTCAGGTAACCCCAGAGTCTTGCTCATACCCTGGTCCGTTAGACGAATTGCGGTATATACGTTCTAACTGGTTTGTCACAGGATTACTATCGCCAATGGGCATTCCATCAAGAGGATCATTAGCGATAAAAAGCAACGGACCATCCATTTCTTTAATGGCGAGCATACCAATGCGCGGACTACGCACCAGTATGTGAAGAGCCATACGCTCGAACCAGTTCAAAAAGATAACTTTCATAGGTTCAGTGTAGGAAAAACGGCCTGGTACACCGTTGGAAAGCACTGCTTAAACACGGTTGCACATTTAAAAGCAATTTGCCGGTGTTCAAGCTGTGTATCGTTATCAGCCCGCAACTGGATGTAATGCACCCAAGACCTTAAAGTCCCCTGCATGTAAAGGGTAGTAGGAGTACAGAGTGGCAGGATGCGTCTAGCCGTCTCCTTGGCAACGCCCCGTTCCAATAGGGCGTCATAAAACAAAAAGGCATCAGCAATGATGCGACCAGCACCCGCTTGGAAATTTTCTTGATGCTGTGGGTGCAGATCACTGATGCTGTTCTGTCGATTTTTAAAATCCTGTCGCCGAAAATAAGGTACTTCGGCTGGCTGTGTCTTGCTGTATCGGGTAGAAAATTCCTGGAACGAAAAAGACCGATGCCGCAGTATCTGCGCAGCAATGTCACGTTCAGTATCGATTTGAACGCACATGTTTGCCATCTCAAATGGCGACCAGTGCTTGTGCTTAACAAGGTATTTAAGCAGTCCTGGTCCGGTTTCCCAATTGTCCTCATTACTAGGATTACTAACACGTGCCATGCGCACGATCAGTTTTTCAGCGTCTGGAGTTGCCCAGACTAATTCAACATTGCTCATGAATAAAGCGCAGAGATCAGACGTTGCACCACATCTTTTTTAATGTGGTAGTGCTTGTCGCAGTGGACGTGGAGTTTATCCACAGAAATTTCTACTGAATATGAAAGTGTGGAGCACACCGTACATTTCCAAACCCGTGTCGTCGCTACTTCGTGCGACCTACGAGTGCCTATGGTTTTCACGACGCCCCTACCTGAAGCACCACAATTAGAACATTCCATTACAGCGGCCCACAGCTACCTATTTGTGCAAGCACATGAAGTTTTCTTAAGGCTTTATGGTATCTTTGCCTTACACGTTCTCTGGACATACCCAAGTCCTTTGAGATTTTTATGTAGGTCTGTGCTTCGCCGCCATCAAAAGCAAAAACACGTTCAACGATGGTGCGATCTACAGGGCTTAAGGACATCAATAACCTATCCACCGTATCACTGCAGAAAAGGTTGTCAAGCTTTTCCATCGGGTGTTCCCCATCAGTAATAATTTCAAGCAGGGTATGGTCAGAATCCAGACCAGTCGCAACTTTATCCAAGCTAAGGCAGTCCTCACTACGTTCCAGGTACTCCCGCAACCGCTTAGGGGATGTAGTACAGTATTCTGCGCTTTCCTCTAAGGTGGGCGGCCTACCGTGCGACAGCTCAAACTGGGGTGCCCACTGACGCAGTTTTAGTAGTATTTCCCCGGCATGGGACGGTATGCGAATCATCCGGTCGTGGTAACTCAAATAGCGGCTAATGGCCTGCCTGATCCACCAATAAACGTAAGTAGACAAGGCATAGCCACGCTCTGGGTCAAACTTTTTAATGCCGTGAGCAAGCCCGATATTTCCTTCTTGCACAATGTCAAACATTTCTGTGCGTCTGGAACGTAATGTGTAACGTTTTGCAATAGAAACCACAAGCCTTAGGTTGCAGTTAATGAGCTTTTGGTAGGCTCGCTTACCTGTTTTTACTTGCTTTTCGGTAGGGTTTTCAGATGTAACCCAAACCTGAATCTGCCGCGCAAGCAGTATTTCTTGCTCTTTGTTCAAGAGCGGATACCGGACAATGTCCTTCAGATATTCACTAAAACCGTCCATCAGTAAGAAACTTCCACAATGCTTGGTACGCAGCCCATGCTGTCTTCGAGGCTACGTGCCACTTGACAAGCTTTCTCAATAGTCACATAGGAGCAGGCGTCTTCTGCTATGAGCGTCAAATAAATACCATTGTTTGCAGGAAGTTTTTCGTAGTAGGCCGCAAGGTAAAAAGCTTGACCTTCGTGTGTTGTTTTAAGTGCGTAGCGAGTCATTGGCTGGTAAGTATCAGACCCAGGAAGAGTAGCACAGTACAAATCCTTTTACTCGGAATCTTCAGGAGCTTTACGTGACTTAATACGGCCTTCCACACGTTTACGAACAGAAGCCCGCCAAGCAGCTTCATCTTTGGCAACTGCCTCGTTATAAATTGCAGCAGGGTATTCCCGTTCCAATGCTTTGTAAACCGCGTTGCGAATCCAGGCGGTGGGACGTGTGCTAGCCTTTTCAGCTAAGTCAAACAGCAATTTCGCCCTATGCGGATCAAGAAGGATCTGCATATAGGTTTTATTTCCGTGCCGAATCGCCATCAAGTAGTAGCCCAGTAGATTTTAGTCTAGCATTGTGCTACCAAAGAATGGAACTATCGACATGCTTACGCCAGCCAGTCTGCTGATCCTTACGAGCTTTTGTGCGCTGTTTACGGCAGCCTCGCCTTATTTCCCTAGCACCTTCAAGAAAGTTAGCTGCGCGGAGCAAATCTGCAGTGGTGGCACGCGCTATCTCGTACTGCAGGAACTTCATGATTATCTGCCGCCCTGTTTCCGGTGGCATAGGCAGCATCCATCACTTCCGCAAGACTACAGTAATAATCTATTTCCTGAGGGGTACGGAAGGACCATCCGTTGACTGTTCGATAGATGCTGACCATGCTGCGTTACTTATTAATGGATCTCGGACCAACGCTTCCCTATAGAAGGTTCAGCTAGAGGCGGAATGTCTCCCAACCACTTAGCTTCGGCGCTTTCCATTACTTGTTTTAGCTGGTCCGCCCACTGCTGAGCCTTTTCTTCACGAACAAGTAAGAGAATTTCATCGTGGATACAAGCTGCAATTTTTACTTCCTGTTCACCAGCTTCCAGAACCTTTGGCCAGAGGTTTCCTAGAGCGCATTTAAGGATGGCCGCACCAGCGCCTTGAATTGGAGTGTTGCACCTTACCGTAAGGCGGTTCATGTCACCTGGCAGAAAGCGCCGCATATCAGAGCCTGGGATACGAATTTCGGCCCACCGGTTACTTGCTGTCTTTGATGCGTCTGCAGCATTCTGGTTTTGCCACTGCTTCACACCTGCATAAGTACCCAGCCATTGGTTACGAATTGTTGCAGCTGCCTCCACAGTCATGGTGACACCAGAGCTAGCAGCGTAATTCCGCAAGCCTTTAGCACCCGACCCATATAGCAAACCAAAATTGGCGCTTTTCGCAATCTGCCTAGAACAACCAATTGCCTCAGCGGTAACCGTATGAAGGTCTTCACCAGCCTGGAACGCCTTGGTCATCTTTTCATCCTGCGCCACTGCTGCAGCGAGTCGAAGTTCCATCTGACCAAAATCCGCATCCACAAGTAGCCAACCATCAGGAGCCTCAACACATTGCCGAAACTCTGTATCACGGGGAATCTGCTGATTGTTGGGCTTAATGCAGGACATACGGCCTGACTCCGCTCCAAGCTGGAGGTAGCTGGCACGTACAAAGCCATCCGGGTCCATTTTTTCAAGGATCCCTTCAGCCATTTGACGACGCTTTTCACTTTTCTTCCATGCCAAATAGGTCTGTATGACATGGTGGTCCGCAGCGTAATCCTGAAGTGCTGCCCTACTAGCACTAGGCTTGCCCGTTTTATTGTCCTTTGGCACTGTCCCTAGAAGTGCTGTGAACTTTTCTAACAATTGCTTGGGACTACTTAAGTTGAAGCCTGCCTCTAGTTTGGTCCCACGACGAGCATCACCCGTAGCTTTTGGCCTGAGGTTAAACGTTTGCGGCGCCGTCTCAATCTGTTCAATTTCCGCATACCACTTTTCGTAGTCTGAGTCTTCATGCCCCATTTGCGTGACAAGGTCTCGAAGCTTTGAAAGTCTTTGAGTATTTGCTGTTTCTCTTGGAAGCTTGTGTTCTGCCGGAAGCGCATTATCAAGTTCCCGTAAAAAGTCTCTACCGAGCGCACTAATGTCGTGTTGGTAATCATTACAAAGCTGCTCAAGACTGGAACGGTTCCAAGGAAGCCCGGTACGCCACATCTGGGCCATAGCGGGAAGTGCTCTGCACTCTAATGTATAAGCTTCGGAAAGCCTTGCATTCTGTAGCGCCGCTGTAAGTGGATAGTCCAGCTGCAGCAGCACCTCAACATCTTTAGCGGCGTAGACCAACTGGTCTCGACTTAAGACTGGAACGCTCCAATCAGACCGTTGTTGTTCCTTGTCGAGGTCAATTTTCAGGACACGTTTGGCCACATGGGCTAGTCCGTGTCTGAGGTTAGGCGTTCCATTGTGGTGGAGCTTACTGGCAAGCATGGTGCAGCCAGTCCGGCCACGTACATAGATGCCATGTTCCTGCAACCAACCAAGATCAAACACTGCATTGTGCGCTAACCAGTAACGCTCACCATTGGTAAAGAACAGTCGGAGTTTTTGCCAGCCATCTGCATCTAGTTCAAAGCAGTCAATGATGACGATAGTTTTACTAACTTCGCATCCCAGCTGGATTAAACGGAGTTTGCCTATTTCAGGCTGCAGCTGGAGCGTTTCCGTATCGAAGGCGATAGAAATCGATGTCGAGATCCGGTGTAGATGCTCGACACCAAAAAACAAGTTGTAGTCAGACATGGGTGGTCTTCAAAGAAGTGTGTATTCAGGAAGTGGGCCTGTCCATTCGGACTCGTGTTGGCCTTCGGGACTATACCAGCCGGTGTCATCAATACGCCAGCCAGCTGTGCAACGCTTAAGGGCCTTGTAGTTTTCCCAAACAGGTTCTTCAGGGAAAGGATTTCCGTAGTCGTGCTCCCAGTCGTGTTCGCTGATGCCAGTGGGTGTGTACCAGCCACCTTCGTCAGCTTCCCAGCCTTCTGCGGTGCGCATTTTCCAAAGCTTGTCTTGATCAGCCATAGCAGCATCAAACTGAGCAGCGTTCACAGCGTAGTTATCAAACCAAGCCGCAACCCGAAGATTGTAATCTGCCGCTTCATTTTGCAAGTAGCTTGGAACGTGCTTAAGTTTTACGCTTGCAAAGGTGCTGGTGTCAAATGGGTGTGTAGACATGATTAAAGAGGAAAGGTTTCGTAAGAAGCTTTAAGAAGACTTTTTACGGTGGTTTCTAAGTCTGTGATGCGGTCAGTGGACTGCATGTCGCAAACGATTGGAACCTCAGCTGTGAACCACTTGTGGCCACAGCCTGGGCACTTGCGGCATCTTACAATGCTTGTCTCAAACCGAGGTTTAGTTTGAGTGACCCACTGATCGCCGCGTTGTGGTTTGCGGTTGCAGTGGGGGCAGTTCATGAAAGAGGATCGTCATAAGGGTCAAGTTCAAATTCTGAAATCAAGCGGCATAAGTACCACTTGGCTTTGCGGAGGTCTTCGATACCATTTTTTTGGCGATACCTCCAGATGTATTTGATGCAGTTGCCGCGCAGATAACCAAAAAACTCTTCGGTTGTCATTGCGGCTTTGATCGCTTCAATACACTCCACGCCATTAGTGCTTTGGTAATGCGCTGGAGCGTTGACAGGATCAGTCATCAAATTCAATCGGGGGAATTACACACCAGTCAGTAATCCAGGGAAGCATACGCTGCACCTGTTCGCGTGTTGGTGCGTTTGTATGGTCTAGTGGTTCGTCCCAGAGGATGACTGCTTCGCAATGCGCGGAGTCAAATTCTGGCGGGTCTACTTGAGTTGCAGGTAAGACCTGAACCGCATCATCAACAATGGCTTCGACACGCAGGATGTCGGATCCTTTGCTGTAGCTGTAGCTGATTAGTTGAGCGTGGGCCATGGTGGGGCTCCGAACTACTTGCTTACAGTAGCACACTATGCAAGATGTGCCGTAATGCTGGGGAAGAACTCATGCGCGTAGGTGCTCAGGACGCTGGCATCAATACCAGAATTGAGCGCAATCTCTATGTCGCGTTCCAGGCGGCAGAAATCCTCAGGCGTGTCCTGATATATATCTTCACAAAGACTGATTGGCAGAAGGTCCGTTCCATACGCCGTGTAACGCACAATTGCTAAATAGGGTTTTGGTCCCTTTAGCTCGTAGTAGGTGATGGTGGCCCAGTCTTCCATTGGACCGCAGTACCTGACACCAGTCTGACTCAAGAGCCAATTATTGAACTGGCTGGAGTAAGCATGAATCATAATGTAGCAGTAGTAGTAAGCGTTTTTAGCGTGGACCCGAATCGCGAATTTATCTACGAGCGGTACGCCCGTCAAATCTCCAGCTGTGAAGACACGAAGGAACTGCAAGAATTGACCTGCAAGTTCCTTCGCCTTTACTTGACGCAACAGGAAGTAGTGGAAGGTCTGATCAAAAAGGGCTGGCTACCCGATTTACCCGATGACTCTGACGCCCGCTAATCGTTCGTGGTTAGCGGCATAACGTGCATTTCTATTGGCTGCAACCTGTTCAGCCGAGTGTTTAAAACAAGCCCGTTTTGTTTCTATAGGAATACATGAAAGGAGTTTTTGCATCTTAAAAACAAAAAACTCTTCGTCTTCACTAACTTGTTCGGTGGATATGCGGGCCGCCTGAACTCCATTGGATAGAGAGCTAACCAGCCAGTAAGAAAAAGCAGGTGATTCCAACAGATCCCTTAACAGGATGTTTTCAGAAGCTGCGAGGACGTTTTCGGGCAGATCAAATGTAGGCATGAGTGTAAGTAGCTTTACTAGAGTAGTGGACCGTCAGAATCCTACACGAAGTCGTCGTCAAAGTCACCAGCCAAGAATTTATTTATTAATTTCTTCAAAAAGTATGTCCTTTTTACATCTATATCATTCAACTTTGCATCCATACGCTCCACCAAATCCGCAGGCATGTTGCTCACGGTAAAGGTTTGTTTCTGTGCTGGTCCGGGCGTAAGTAACTGCAACTTTTTATTTTCGGACTTAAAAGTATTAAAAGAACTAATGAGTGTACCAAACGCTTTGTTGTCGTACTTTGTAGACGGTTGCTGTGCAAGTACCCTAATCGTAGTGCCAGGCTTAATACTGGCGACAGTTTCCTGTTGCTGCTGAAGTGGCATATCGCTATGGCAGTAACACCGCATACTTGTAGCAGGGTTATTTAAGCGATCATATATTTGAGCCGAAGGACTGGTAATTGTACCTTCAATAAACGGGCGCTTATTACTATCAGCAGCAGCAAAAGTTACACAAACTTCAACAGGCAGGCTGTCTGCATACCTCCCCACCTTAAAACTAAGTTCGGTTTCTTGGGACAGCATGTGAAGGCTTGTAAGGCCCTCACATACTACACAGACAAGCCTAGGTCAGTCGGACCACTTGTCCCAGGCCGCGTTCATCAAAGCATCCGATTCTTCCTTGGTACGGTCCATTTCCCTCGCGCGGGGATATTGCCCTGAGTGTCCAGTATGGGCAGAACCCGCACCAGCACTGGGCTCTGAGGCTGGACAGCCCCCTATATCAGCTGCAATGTGTCCAGGCTCGGTATCTGCGCCTAGTTCCAGGCTGGACACTTCTTCTTTTTCTGAGGTGCTGTCCACCCTGAGATCCGTTCCAGTGGAAGGGGTTTCTTTAGGTGGACACACATATGCAACCTCTCCACACGCGAGTACAGCCTGGTACGTCTTTTTTCCGTACCTACCAGTTCCAGGAATCTCAGAAATAAGGCCACGCTTTACAAGCCGTTGGAGCGACTTCTGGATAGCAGCCGTTTTTCCGCCCACTACTGGATCGGAATTGAGGTCTGTATTGGAAAAGGCACGGGGGTGACCAACACGAAGCCGCTGGAGCACCTTGTCAGTGACGCTGGAGGGCGATGTGTTGCTGTCATCGACCTCTGGGGTGAAATCAG